GCTGTATGAACTTCTCGTAAGCATATTTTACATTTACTAGTACTCGTGATGTTTTTGGTAATTGAAACTTGTCATATAAAAATTCAACCGGTACTTCAACCGATTCTGCTTTAGGTAATAAAAGTTTTTCATAATTAAATACTACCGGTACTTGTAATGCTTTTGCGAGACCTGTTGTATCAAAGTTGTTTGCTTTTATATCTACAAAAAGTGGTTCTGTTGGTAGCTGTATATTGTTTACTTTAAAGTTTATTTTACTTACACCGTCTTCAAATTTCTTTTGAACGTCGGCCATCACCTTTTGTACTTTGGTGTCCTTTAAAAGCTTATCGGTAAGTATTTTATCAACTTGTACGTTTAATAACCCCTTTGATAATTCAACTGTGAGGTTTTTGCTAAAAGCACTAAGATTTGCAGATTGAGCAGCTGCTTCAACACTATTTGTAAGCGTAGTAAATAGGTAATCACCAAGCTCGTCTATGCGATCTTGGAAATCATCCAAACCTTCTGGTCCCAATTCTGCCATTTATTATTTCATAAATTTGCGATACTTGGACTTGCTGACATCGAAGTCAAGTAGCTCAATAAATCTTTTTGGATTATCTTTTACTAGCTGCTTTGCTTTTGCAACAAACTTATCCTCATCCATACCGTAATTCTTGGCAAGTGATCTAAACTCTTTACTACTCATTAGTGCTTCGTAATTATACTGAGCTTTTTTATCGGCATACCACTTTGCAGCATTTGCAACCTTGTCTACCATCCAACTTAAAATTCCTTCTAACATAAGATTGTCGTATTCTTCTTTTATTACTTGACGTAGATCACTCCTTTTCATCTCGTTTTTTTATAAATAGTTTTAAAAATGAAAAAGGCCGATGTTTTATCGGCCTATCTCTTTGCTTTTTTTGATTCTTTCTCGTACTCCTCGTTTTCTCTTCTACGAATATCTGCTAATTTTCTGTAGTAGTAGTTGCGTAGGAATACTGGCATTCCATATACTTCGGTAAAGGTTAAACCAAATTTACCGTAGTACATCAGATCAAAGATCTGATCATACAGAACGGGCCTATAGTTAGGCCCCAGGCCAAAAAAAGGAGACGTCAAGCGGCAACAACATCTTCTCATTGGTATAATCACAGTTGTTGCAGCTAAAGTTAAATGTTAAATCAATATCTGGTGTGATTTCTTTGAGATAGTTTCTCAAAGCCAATGAGTCTCTTGATAGAAGATTGTCTACAAACTTATTAATTGCTGCAGTGTCTCTTTCTCCTTCAACAGAAGTAATGAGATGCTTTAATCTAGTTGATAGTTGTGGATCAACTCCATGTAATGCTCTCATCTTATTATATCCTTTAATGTCTTGCTCGATGAGTTTTTCGTCACCATGAGTCAAGAATTTAAAAGTAATGTGCTTTTTGCAGATTGGGAATGTAAAATCCAATTCTGTTTTACCTTTTTGTAAGTTATCAAAGCTAATATCCTTTGATTCAAACTGTTGTAAGTCCACATCTACTTTGTTTTTTGTACCGCAATTTGGACAAGTAACCTCAACACTGTACTCAGGTCCGTAAGCTAAGATTCTTGATGCTATCAGTAGTGCATTTTTATCTGCAACTAAGAGATCATCATACTTAACTTTTGTAATAATCAAAGACTGAATAAGTCTATCAAGTACTACACCTTGTTTAATTAAAGTTGCAGAAGATAAAATGTCTTCTTCCTTAGCTGTCATGTACTTCATTTCAATAGTACCGCTAGCTAGTGCATGTGCTTCGGGATAGAAATATCCTTTTGACGGTAGATCGATAATCTCCGTTGGAAAGTCATTTTTAATTTGGACTGGTGTTCCTTCGTAAGCAGCTTTTTCTGCTGCAAACATTGCTTTAATTTCTTCGTTTGAGAGAGCATCTGCTCTTGGTGGAAGATCGCCTACAACTTTTGACATAATTTATAACTTTAGATTTAAAACTTATTTAATATAAATATACATAAAAAAGAAAAACCAACCCCTCTCGAGGCTGGTTTTCTTTTCAAGTACTTTGCTTAGTATTCAAGCAGTGCCCAGTCTAAACCGATTGTGAGTTCGATTTCAACTTGGGTTTCAGTTGACCAATCTAACTGACCGAAGTTTGCAGTCTTAATGAATGCACCTTTGATAGTCCATTGTTCAACGATATCACCTACAGGTCCAAGAGTTTGAATCTGCATATCCTTCTTGTAGAAGTCTGCGTATCCATCACGACCAGTTGCTGATTCGTGAGCTGTTCTGATCCACTCCATTACTGTTTGTGCGCCTGAAGGAACAATCGGATCGTAAAGAGTCATTGACATATCTTGCCACTTACACTTACCTTTCAGTTTGCGTACAAGGTTGATGTGATCAATTACTACCTCTCCACAATCGATGTTGGGACGAGTGACTATCTTTCAGATGAAGGCTGGGATGCCTCCAATCTGCATGATAAATCTATCCTTTGTTTTTGGTTCGTAATTGGTATAAAATATACCGTTGGGACCGTTTTCTGGGATTAATGTTGCCATGTTTCGTTATCTTTTTAATAATAAGTATTACGCGTTATCAAAAGTTGCTCCAGTTGGCAAGATATTAAAGTCAAGGACAATAAATTCTGCGGTCTTGGTAGGCTGTACGAAGATCTGACCATAAAGGATGTTACGATCGATAATGTCAGGAGTGTTGTTAGACTCATCCATTACTACACGGAAACCGTACAGACCTTGGCGAGCTTTAACATTCTCAAGATAAGGAGTTACAATGTTGAGGAAACGCTGACGTGTTTCAACAGTATTGTTTTCGAATACAAGGTAACGAGTAGAGCTTGCGATATACTTCTTCAAAGTAATCATCAAACGTCTTACGTTAACGCGGTCAAGAGCGCTTGGCTTAGTTTGCAGAGTCTTCTGACCCCATACACACACACCCTGAGCTGGGAAGCTTGCAAGTGGGTTGATACGAGCATCATACAAAGAGTCACGCTGTGATACGCTAAGCTTAGCTTCTACTTCAAGAGCGTCAGGAATACCACCTCTGTTTAGACCAGCAGGAGCAAACCATTCAAATGAAGAAGCATCTGATTTAGCAATTACACCTGGGATAACAGTTGATGCAGGTACCCAAACTGGCTTGTTCTTGTTTACGTCAAGGATTTTAACCCATGGCCAGTAAGCAGCTGCGTAGTTACTATCTACTAAGCTATTTTCTACACCACTGATTGCTACTCCGATAGTTTGACTTTGTTTAACTGGGTCAATTACTACGAAAGTATCACCTCTGTTTGTAGCAACATCGATAGCTTTGTCAATTACAGGCTTGTGATCTGCCATGTTAACACCTGGCATTGCAAGTAAGTTGATATCGAATGTTTCAGCATTTGACATGATGTTAAGTGCTTTTGCATAAGATACTGAACCTGAAGAAGCTGCTGAATCGCAATTCATACCAACTGCGTTAGTGCTAGTGATATTTGCACCAGTGTTCAATGGTACTGCTGGATCGTCTCCATCAAATCCATTTTGGAATGGTACGTTAAACTTAGCAATAGTTGATACATCAAGACCTCTCAATACTGATGCGGAAATGATACCGCCAGCTGTTAAGGAACTATTTGCATCTTTTGCAGTGCCGTAATCTGCAGAGATTGTAGCTTCATCAAGATTGAACAATGTGTTTGATCCAGTAGTAGCACCGTTTGGAATAGGTCTGAGATAGTTTACGTTATCTGCAGCAGTGTAATTCCAACCATAATAAGCTCTTTCGCTATAATCACTTTCAATCTCAGGATTAGCTCTTACGATGCTAGCTGTTGGTAATGTACATCCTGGTACAATCACAGTATCACTAACAGTTGCAAATCCATAAGGATTCAAACTTGGGTCGATAGCTTTGTTTTTAACAGTCGTATCCACTTCAACATAAATAAGTTTGCTGATGTTTGGATATTCTCCTTTAGCAACAACTTCCGCACCGAAAGCACTTGTTGAATCCACTTCATAATACCTGTCACCAATTCTACGAGCAATGTAGTTTGCAGAATCTGGATCGAGGGTAAGGTTTGAATAAGTTTCAAGTACGTTAGGACGCTTGTCAGTATCGTTGTAATCACGCACCAACAAAGTAAAGTATCCATAATCAGATCCAGGAACGTATCCAGCTAAAGTGTTGTTGATAATAGAGATCTTGTATGTTCTGTTAAACAAGTCACCATCACCTTGGGTCTTAACTCTGAATAAGTTTTGTGCTGCTTTGTTAGCACCGGTACCGATGAACTGGGAAGTTACCCATGGAGTAACACCTGGTCTAAATTTACCATAGTCTGTAGTAGCACCACTCAAATCTATTGACGCAGAAGCTGAACCAGAAACGACAGTGAAGTTTTTGCTTGCTTGTGCAGTTGCATAGTCTTCAAAATAAACATAAGCGTAAGGCTTTTTAGCACCTTTTGCAGACTTACCTAACACCTTAATAATGTAGTTAGTAGCTGTTGAAGTAAAGCTTACGTCAACAGTCTGAGCTGTTACGTTTGAACCAGATACAACTAATGAAGCTGTTCCAGCTGTTACTGTTCCACCACCGGTTGTTTTTGCGAAGTCAGCTCCAGTACTTTGTCCTACTTGCGTAGTTGGTAACAAGAATCCAACGATTGTAGAACCGCTGATAATAGATAAACCGTTGGTGAGATATCCACCCTCAGTTACAACGCGAACTACAGTCACTTGAGCTGAG